TGTCCTAACGACCTATTTGCTCGCCGTTTCGACCCCATGGCACCCTCTGTCCGATTTTTTGGACACTCTCGCCGTACTTTGTCGCCTTCATCGGCTCTCATCGTTCGTGATTTGTATCTCTCCGAACTCGTCGATTGTGAATCGTTCGTCTCCTCTGTATTCTCTGTGCAGCTCGGCATGACAATCCTGACATACTGATTCGAGATTGTCCGGATCTAATGATATCCTTGCATCATCTATGTTCTCCGGAGAAAGATGAATGATATGATGCACAGCTTTCGCTGGTGTCAGCTTTCCTTTTTTGAGACATTCCTGACATAGATGAAGATCTCTCTTCAGGACATAATCTCTCGTCTTGATCCAAGCCTTGCTGTGATAGAACTCCTTTGCGAACTCTCTCATTCTCTGCTCCTTTCACACATAACAAAAGAGACCGGATGTAGCTTTCCGGTCTCTTCCGTTTGGTTTGATCATTCTCTTGGAATTGAAAAGATCTAAAAAGAAGAATTTAGTTTGAGATGAGTGATTATTCGTTGCCTTGATCTTGTTCCTCACTATTTACGATATCATCATAGCACTATAAAAACTGCACTAAAATGAACTCTTTTCATCGAGTTGATTGATTCTCCTTGTCATCTCCTGAATCCCTTTTCTCCGGAGCTTGAACACATTCCGGAGACTCATGAACATCTCGTCTGCGATGGTGTCGAAAGATTGGAAGAAGATGAATCTTCTCTTCAACACTTCCTCCTGATAATCATCTGTCGAGTATGTCTCAATCAGATCTCGGATGACTCGCTTCTGCTCCTTCGCTTCTCGTATCTGTCGAAGGATCACTTCCTCCTCGTCTGCCACTTCCGAAGCAAGATCTCCGACCGGATCAGAAGGCAGATTCCCTCTGCCTCCTCCGTCCGTCTTCATCGGCTTCACGATGTCGCCATATTGTTGTCGCAATGTTTGGAGCTCTGTGAGAAGGAATCGGATCTTTCTCTCGATCACGATTCCCTCCTTCAGCTTCTGCTCAATCTCTCTGTATGTTGTCATCTTATTCGCAGAGACTCTCCTCTCTCTCCCAAGTGTGCAAAGCTCTGTGTTCCCATTATCTCCAAATAGTTTCGGAGCTGTTCTGTGTCAGGCTTCCAAGTATAGACCTTGAATCTCTCCGGCAATGCATCTTCATTGTCGATGTGAACCGGAAGAGCTCCTCCGTTCTTTTGGATGCCGATGGTGAAATGCTCTGTCTTGATCTTCCTCTTGTCCGTCAAGACCATTGCTTCCTGAAGGTTCAGCTTCATGGTGTTGATGTTGTTCTCTATGGTCTGCCTTCTCCTCTTCAGCCTCTCCTCTTCTTTTTTGAGCTTCTCTGCCTCTGCCTGAAGCTCTTTGATGACGATGGCATAATTCTCTGCCTTGACATCTATCGTGTCGGAAATGGCCTCCAAAGTTGTCAGGATGGCCTCCTGATCCACATCCTCATCTTCCATCAGATCCAGCACAGCTCTATAGTTTTCCTTCAGCTCGTAAAGTGTCATCTTCATTCTCCTCCAATCTGTAAATTCTCACTTCTGTCCTCGGTCTCTCCTTGTCAATCAAGACCTCGCTTCCATCCATCCTTGCGATGATGTTGAAGCTGTCATCTGCCAGCACTCCAAAATGAACTAATATGTCACAGATGGCTTGCTCCAAGTTGACGAGATCCACTCGCCTCTTGGTCTTTCGGTAGAACTTGCATTCAAGGTTCACCCTCTCATTGATGGCTTCAAGTCCTTCAGGGAAGCCGAGATAAAACCCAGCTCCCTTCTGATATGCTTCGAACTCTTTGGAGGGAATGATTCTTCTCCCTCCACCCACACGGATGATTCGAGAATTGTTCTTCTTGGTTTTCGGTTCCAGCTCGATAGTCGCCTCATAGATTAGCTTTCCGTGTCTAATTGGCTCTGCTCCAATATGTTCAAACCATTGTTCCATGCGAAATATTGGAACTAATTCTGTACCATTGGTATACACATGCTCAGTATCTACGACTTTGTACTCCTCCATAAATTCCTCTACGGATTTTGGAAATCCCATCACTTCTCCACTCATTCTTCCACCTCTCTATTCTCCCCATAACTGCAATAATCATCTGAATGAACATGGATCTCGTTTCGCCAACACATAGGATATGTATATTCACCATCGTAGTGTTTGCAATCTTTACACCTAACTACCTGAACTGCATCGATGGTCGGTGCTTCATCTATTGCTTTTTCTATTCCTCCAGTCCAAAACATGCCACAATCTCGAGAATTAAATACATCTTGCACAAGATAAACATTATTCCATATCACTTTTTTCAAAGCATCCGCATCAATTAGCCTCATTCCATCATCTCCTTGTCCAGCTTAATGGTCTCTTCTGCTATCCTCTCAAGATAAGCCTTCACCTTCTTCTTAGCCTTTCTGTTGGCTTCCTTCTGTGTCGCATCCTTTCCATACACGAGCCAATCAAGTGTGCAGCCGAACTCTTCACATATGCTGTCGAGAGCTTCTATCGTCCGGAGCCTTTTCTCTCCGGTTCTCCATGTCCTGATGGTTTGATAGTTGTATCCGAGGATCTCTGCGAGCTCTTGGTCTGTGATGCCTCTCTCTTCGCAGAGATTGTTGAATCTGTCATTGATCCCTAATGTATCCAGCATCTTCATCCCTCCTTCAGAATGGCAAGCCATCATCGTTCTGCTCTTCCTCTGCATAGTTACGGATCAGGATGTAAGTGAAATATTTCTTCTCTCCGTTCTTCTCATATGTGTCGGTCTGTATCTTTCCTTCGATGTTGACCTCTGCTCCTTTCGTCTCCTTTGAGAGAGCATCTGCATCCTTTCCGAAGGCTTTCACAGAGATCTTCTGATATTTATTTTTGTCTCCGTCTTTGCCATCATAAATGTTGAGCTTTCCGGTGAAGACAGATCTTCCGTTCTGTGTTGTCTTCAGTTCTCCGTCCCATAGGTATCCACTCGTCTTCACATTGTTCCATGGATTCTTGAATGCTTTGTTCTCGTTGTTAGCCATTCTGCTGTTCCTCCTTGTTCATCTTCTGAAGCTGTCTCATGATCATATAGAGTGCATCGCTTATCTTCTCTAATGTGCCTAAAAGCTCGTTTTCTGCCTTTTCAGGCTCTTTTGCTTCAGGCTGGTATAATTCCTCTTTGAATAATGGTTTCTCTTGAATCGGCACATATTCGCCTCCGAGGAGCCATTGCTCCTGACAATTGAGAGCCTGACAGAGCTTCGTGATGATCTCCTTGCTTATTGTCGCTTGCTCTTTCCGGAGAAGTGAGCTGATGGCTGGCTGAATGGAGCTGTCGCCTATGGCTTCAGCAAGAGCCTTCTGATGAGGCCTCCCATTCGCATGAGCATATCCCTTCTCTGTCATCTTCTTAGCTATCCTCTGAGCACAAAGCTCTCTGTCTAAAATAATCACTCTTTTCATTTCAATAATTCCCTTGTCCCTTTCTCTGTTCTTTTCAAAAATTCGCTCGCTTGAACGAGCTTCTTCCTTCTTCTCTGTCCAGCCTCCTCAGACACCTCTGCATAGAATCTGTTTCTTGGATCTTCGAGGATGAGCTTCTGCTCTTCCCTCATCTTAGCGATCAGGTTCTCGATGTCGCTCACTCTTGGAAAGTATTGGTTCCTATCTGCCACATATCTCCGGAGGATGAAGCTGAAGACATCTCTGTCCATCCATCCGAAGCTCCTTGTGAAAGCATCTATCACTTCAGAACTCTCCACTTTCGAGCTGGAATATGTCTGAAAAAGGAAACTCGTCAGGATCGTCATGTCGCTTCTGTCCACTCTCTTCTTCCTCCTTCTTGTACTTTTTATAGAGCTGATGCAATTCCTCTTGTCTTGTCTTCGGCTTCTCTTCCTTCAAGGGATAGAAGCCTTTCCATCCGTTCTCAATGGATTGGTTTACGATCTTCACAGCCACATCCTCATCCGTTGTCATCTGTGAGAGCCTGGAGAGATTCAGCTTCATTGCCTTTTCCGTCAATGGCGAACGAATCTTCTTCCTCATGTCTGCGAAATCGAAAAGAGCCTCCCTGAGAGCTGTGCTCGAAGTGAATCCCTCTACAATGCTCTTGAAAGATTCCTTCCTCTCTTTTTGTTTATTTTTCTCTTTATGAATATCATTATCATTTACATTAACATTTACATTTACATAGCCGATTTCGGCCGATTTCGGTTCGGTTTCGACCGATTCCGGTTCGGTTTCGGTCGGTCTCGGTCGGTTCTGAATCAAATTCGGATTTTCAGCCTTCTTCTTCCATGTGGCCATGTTCTTGTCAAAGAACTCCTTATGATCCATGAATCTCACCTTCATCAGCCTCTTCGAGAATGTTGGTTCGTCTCCAGTACGGAGATAGTTGAAAGTCTTTATCATAAGCTCCACTATCTCCGAATCTGTGAACAGCTCTGTGTCCTCCTCTGTCAGATAATTCAGAGGGAAGACACCGGTCTTCCTTTCAGCCATTTTTCTTCTGCTCCTTCTCCTCCAGCATTGCCTCACAATCTCTCGTGTATTCACGAAGATATAAAGCCTTTTCTTCATGACCGAAATAGTGTTCTTCCATGTTGTCCGGAAGGTCTATGTAATATGTGAAATAATCCAGCATCTCCATAACAACACCCTTTGGAATCGAATCTTCAGGATAGCCTCGAAGATATTCCCTGACCTCTTTTGCGACCCAAAATTTACTTATTTTTGCTTCCATCTTTTTCTCCTTTCATTGCTGTCATGCACTCTGCACAGAAGCTCCCTCCATACTTTCTCTTAGCGATGTCCAGCACTTCGGCAGCAGACATCTTTCCGAATCCCTTGATGACCTTCCCACACTTCTCACAGCTCACAGCATCCTCCTCAGGAAGATCTTCTCCGGCATAGATATAGAGGCCGAGACCATGGCGAGCAATCGCCTTCGTCAAGCCTCTTTGGATGGCCTTGTTGACATCCATCGATGTGACCTTGTCCAAGGGAATGCTTTGGTTTCTGTAGTCCATGACCGGAAGATATTCGATGTGCTCAAGGCCTTCGATGGTCATTCCGACCTTCACCCAAGCTGTCCGTCCGTCTGTGAAGTAATTCCATCCGTCCTGATTCTCATAGACCTTCGATGTGGCTGAAGGGAATCTCTTCTTCACCTCTGCCCATGCCCAAGCCCAGCTCAAATAGTCGAGCTGATTCTTCTTCTCCTTCTTGTCATTCACATTGACCTGAGAAAGAATCTCAAATACATTCTGTTGTTCCATGGTGTGCCTCACTCCAAAGCCTAAATTCTCTCTGTTCAAACAGCCTTCTTGAGAGCTCGCACATATCGGCAAGAGCTTCCCACAAAAGCTGTTCATCATCCTTCTTGTCAGCTCTCAGGACACAATAGTCTCGAAGCTGTTTCATCTCTTCTGTTGTCCAATTGTCTCTGTAGATCATGTCTTCCCTCCTCAGATGCTCTTCCACACATATGCGAGGTATAATAAGGCATAGAAGAGAACGATCATGCCGATGACGAAGAAGAAGCAATGTCTGTATTGTCTGTTCATCCAAAAGCCTTTAATCATTGAACTCAATGCCTTCATGCTTCACCTCCGAGCTTCAGCTCCTCGTTCTCTTCTTTTCCCAGCTCTTCCTTCAGGAGCTCCTCGAGTCTCGCATTGTACATACCTTTGAAGTAGATCCTCAGCTTGTTCTCGATGCTTCTCAGACCATAAGGGAGAGCCAATTCATATCCCTCATTTCCCTTGTAGAGCTTTGCCAATTTGAACAGATCGCATATGATCTCATCTGCTTGCTCTATAAACTTCTTGTCTTCCATTTCCTCAAATAAATCCTTCACTATGTTCTGCTTAATCATCATTCCTTCTCCTTTTCATTTTTCGTTGATTTTGACAATGTATCTGCATTGTTTCTTTTGTCTTTCAGCCTCTGCCCTAACAAATACCTATCCTCGTCACTCATCTCTCTTTTCTTAAAGAACTTAATGAGCTTTTTCGAGGAAAGATGAAATGTCCAAGAGACCTCTTCTCCATCCATCCGGTCTGTCTTCGTGAGCTGGTAGTCATCAGGCCTCTCCTGACATAACTTCATCAGCTTTCGATATGTGACCGGAGATGCTGTGTACACTTCAGCATCTTGCTCTTCCTCGTTGAAATAGATCTGTGTTTCTTGTTCGTATCTTGTCAGCATTTCTCCTCCAATAGTCTCGATGTTGTTGTCTTCAGGATGTCTGCCATCCTATCGATCTCCTGAATCGTGAAGCTGTATTCTGCTTCTTTCCGGATGAATGTCGCTCTGCTGATTCCCAGCATCCGAGCCATTCGCTCCTGAGAGATGTCCTTCTCGCTCCGGAGATCCTTCAAGCGAGCTCGTCTCTGTTTGTCTCTCCATTCCATTGTCCTATCACTCCATTTCTTGCCTAAAAAAATACTCGTCATACTGACCTCTAAGGTTGAGCATCGTTGCGAGCTTGTAGACCTCAGAAGCCTTGAACTCCGAATATCCCAGCAATTTGTTGCTGAAAGCTGTCGCAGAAATGCCGAGCTTCTTTGCAACAGCCTCCTGATTCAGTTTGTTCTTGAGCATCTCTGCCTTGATGCCTTCTGTCCATACCATTACACATCTCCTCCTTTCGTTGTGCTGACCGGACATCCGTCCGGTTTCGTCTTAATTCTCAAAGACTCATCAGAGCACTTGTGGTAAATATTTCCCAAGCCCTTGCTCAGTCACTTCCAGTACATCCTCATTACTTATAATGTCTATGATCATGCGAATCGTGTTGATTGCGACCTCGCTATTATTCGCTAATTCGATTTCGTTGAATTTAATGTGTGCCCGCCTTGTGTCATCCTCATAGTCACACAAACCTTTCAGCACTCTAATCACTCTGTCTCTATTCTTCATTCCTTTCTTCTCTCCTCTCAATCCTTCATTCCCAATACGAACTTCTGAAATGTCTTTGCATTCGTTATGCTCATGTCAAAATTGTCCTTTGCGATTTTCAGCTTATAGCTTGCAACATCAAGCTGATTTCTGAGATCTTCGACCTCTGCCTCAAGTCTCTTCATTTCATCCCTTGATTTAGCTGTTTCTTTCCATCTATTCTCATACTCATCACTCAGTGTCTTCAGCTCATCGAGGCTGATTGTCTTGCAAGTTGTGAGATAAGACATGAATGTGTCTGTCTTCATGCCTTCCTGATCAAATGCCTGACATCCTTCGATTCCCTGAAAATTATCGAGGATAACATGCTCTGCTCCTCCACAGCTCCCATCATGCTCCAAGCTGATCATGTACTTCTGATTCACTACCATCATGTATTTCATTTCTTCTTCTCCTTTTCAATATCCGATTTCATTTATCAGTATTGTCCTGACACTACATATTTTAAAGACTCGAATTTGTAGTGTCAATACATTTTTTGAGGATTTTTCAATTTTTTTTGACAGAAGCTCAAAATAAGCCTAAAATTTGTAGTGAAAGGGAGTATCCAAGAAAGGAGATATGACAATGAGGACATTAGGAGATAACATCAGAGAAAGAAGAAAAGCTCTCGGAATGACACAGATGGAGCTTGCGAAGAAGTGTGGCCTTTATGATGCATCATCCATATCAAAGATTGAGAAGAACATGAATGATATCAATTCTTCTACATTGATGAAGATCGCATCTGCTCTCGACACCACAGCCGGAGCTCTGTTCGATGGTATGGATTACCCTATCATTGTTCCAGCAGAGGAAAAGAAGCTCCTTGAAGAGAATGCAAAGCATGGAGCAACAAAGGAAAGAAAGCTGATGGAAGAGCTGTTCCAATTGGCTGAACTCCGGAAGAGTGAGCTTCTCACAGAAGAGGAGTATGAAATCGGCAAGAAGTTTATTATGGAGCTGATGAAATGAAAACACAGAAGCTGAAGAATGGCTCCGTCTCTGCTCGTGTGTACTTAGGTAGCCGAAACGGAAAAGAGATCGTTAAGAGGATTACTGCATCCACTCCCAAGGAGCTCCGGAAGAAGATCCAAGAGGAGAAGTATTTGTTCACCCTGAACAAGCAGACCGAGACCGGAAAGGACCTTACATTGAGGCAATGCTTCGAGAATTACATCGAGACTCATGAGAACATCTTTTCACCTTCGACCATTCAAGGATACAAGGTGATCGTCAGGAACTCTTTTCAGGATCTGATGGATAAGCCTATCTCCGAAATAACAGAGATGGACATTCAGGCTGAAATCAATTCTATGGCCTCTAATCTTTCGTTTAAGACCATTTCTTCTCGGTATAGTCTATTTGTATGTTCTGTGGCTCCCTATCGCAGAGAAGTCAAATCTTGGCATCCAAAGATGCCTCCAAAGAAAAAGGCCGAGCTCTACATTCCGACCAAGGAAGATGTCGAGGCTCTGATCTCCTATGCCGAGAAAGAATCTCCGGAGATGGTGCTTCCGATTATGCTCGGAGCTTTCTGTGGTCTCAGGAGAGGAGAGATCGCATCCCTGACCTTCGCTGACATCCACGATGGAGCTGTCCATATCTCGAAGGCCATAGTCAATTCCGGAGGCCGAGTGTATCTCGAGAAGGCTCCGAAATCATATGCTGGCTTTCGTTCTGTGCCACTTTCTCCAAGAGTTGAGCAATTTATCGAGGAAAGGAAGAAAAGCTCGGAAAAGCTCATTTCTGTTGATTTGGAAGCCATCACGGACAGATTCAGCCACATCGTCAAGAATGCTGGTGTCCATCCGATGCGATTCCATGATCTCCGTCATTTCTTTGCTTCACAGCTCGTTCTTCTTGGCATCCCTGACATCTATGCCATCAAGCTGACCGGACATTCAACAACAAATATGCTCCGGAATGTCTATCAACACACATTCAAAGAAGCAGAGGATCTATTCAGGCAGAAGCTCGTTCAATCGTTGTGATAAAGTTGTGATGAAGTTGTGATGTAGTTGTGATGTCGAATCCTTGACACAAGCCTGAACACAATCCTTGACAAAAGAACCAAAGAACCAAAAAAAGAACCAAAGAACCAAAAAAAGAACCCTTCAATCTGCTTCATTGTTTCACGATGTTTCACAGAGCAAAAAGTGTCAAGGAAAGTGTCAAGGAAATATGTCACAAATCCTTGACAAATGTCTCAAATCCTTGACAATAATGTATCAAATTTTTGACATCAATATCATCAAAAAAAGCCTTCACAATGGGATTTTTCCCACTATGAAGGCATTCTTGAAAATGGTGGAGCAGAGGGGAGTTGAACATTTGTGAGATTGGCTCTACAAGGGCATTTGAGCCATTTTTGTCAAGGAAATTGTCAAGGATGGCATAAAAAAAGAGGCACTCCGAAGAGTGCCTGACAAAAGGAGAAAAACTGAAATGAAAAAAGTATGTTCATGTCTCCTCATGAACCGAAAAAAGCATCCTCCTCATGTTACACATCCGAATGAGGATTCTGTGTGAGGAGGACTTCATCATCTTGTTTTCAGGTCTCTCACATCATTCTGGAGCTCTGTGACTTCTGATTCGACCTTGGTCATCCGTTCAATCAAGTGATTGTGGACTTCGACCTTCTTCTCCAGCTGTGATAGTCTGAAATTTGTTTTTGAGGCTGATGCCATCACTCCGAAGCCTGATCCGAGGAGTGTCCCTATCATTCCCAAGATTGCGACTATGATCTCACTCTGCATCGGTATCAGCTCCTTTCTCATCATCATCTGAATCTGAGCCGATGATGTCTGCGAGATTCAGGATGCCGAACTTCGCCTTCTTTCCGGAGATCCTCTCCATAATTTCAGCGATGCAAGAGCTTCCACCCATGAGAGCGAGAGCTGTGAAGATGATGCCGAGAGGAGATGTGACATCAGAGAGGCCGAGAGCGACAATGATGTCGAGCTGGTAGACGATTGCCACAGCTCCTCCCATCAGAAGAGCGATGGCTGATGTGATGTAGCTCTTGAATTTAGAGCCTTCCCACATTGGTTTGAATCTATCGATTAGGATCCATATGATAAGTGAAAAAGATAATATCTGTGTCATTTGAGCAATGCCTCCCATGTTCTCTGTCCGATGATTCCGTCATCATCAAGTTTCGCATCCTTTTGGAACTTCCTGACAGCCTTCTCTGTCTTTGCTCCGAAGTCTCCATCAGCTCCGGAGAGGCCGACAGAATATCCCATCGCTTTCAGGAGCCTCTGTGCTGTCTTAACTTGTTCGCCCTTGCTTCCCTTACTCAATACCATCATTTCTATCATGCAAGTGTCCTCCTTCCAATCCGAATAGTCAACAAAATCAGGGAGACCCCAATAGTCCCATCTTGAATCGAGCTTGTCATATCTGCAATTCATCTTCGAGCTTCGCATCTCGATGACTCTGCCCTTGCCATCGTACCATCCAATATGATCGATTTTCTTCTTGCCCTGAACGAAGACCATGCAAGGCTTGTCAGGGATTCCTTTGATGCTTCCCTTCGTCACACAGCGATTGTAATATCCCTGAGCTGTTGTGTCATAGTGCGAGACCGGAAAGAAAGCTCCGGAGCAATCTGCTCCGAACCTTCCAAGTCCTTCCTCGAGCTTTGCGATGTAGTATGACCGAGGATATGTCGAAGAGCTGTGCTGTGCGATTGCAATCTCTATTGAATGAGGAGTGATCTCCTCACAATTCATTCCCCACACATAGACAGCTCTTCCCTCGTAGAGCTTCTGAAAATGCTCTGTCACTTTCTTGGATCCAATCATATTATTCAAGCCTCTCTATCGTTAATGTGGCATTGAAGCCATTGACATTTCCGGATGACATCGCAAGGAAGTATATGTTCGTGCTCGCTTCCAAGTTGAGCATGTCCGAAGCATTAATGCCGATGATGGTGGCTGAACTTCCTGAGCTTCCTCCAGCGAGGAACTTATCTGTCATAATAAATGTTGTTGATGTCTGCCCTATTTTCAAACACGATTTGATGTATCCATTTGCAGAAGGAGAACAAGCAAAGTGTGTGTGTATTCTGTATCTGCCGACCGGAAGTGTGATATAGTTTCGACCGGCTGTTATTGTTCCGAATGTAATTCCTGAAATTGTTTCTGTTGATGCCACTTTGAGCTGTAATGCAGACAGACCGGTCATTGCTTCACTTGTATAAGAGACTCTGATGCATCCGGTGTCGAACAATGTTCCCATGTCCGTCCAAGAGCCATTCCTTAGTGCATAGACCTTGCTCAAAGGAGGATTGACAGAGTGATATGCGACGACAAGACCGAAGTTCGCAGATGAATAGAAAACATCAAACCAATATCTTGAACCACTAAGAACAGCATTGATTGAACATCTCTGTGCAAACTTGGTATATATTTCATTTATCGTTGCTGTATTTAAGCCTCCATTTGTATCTGTGTAGTCATACATGGGAAGCCATTGAACACTCGTAGGCAAGACTCTCTCCGGATTTGAAGCTGTTCCTGATGAACATGTGAATTCACACAATACAGCTTCATACTTGTTTAGTGACTGCCCTCCGATGCTGTTGATATTCTGCTGAACCAGTGCCCTGAAGGAGCTGGATGTGGTTTCGACTTCTGTCTCAATCTGCCTCAATGATGTTTCTGTTGCCATCTTCGTCATATCGAGCCTTATGATGACTCTTCCTTTTGTTGCAGATGTCGGAATAGTGAGAGGAATCGTTGTTCCTTGTTCGATTCTGATTACTCGTCCACTTATGACCAAGAAACATTGTGCAATCGTCAGCACATTGTTGGTTATTGAGAATGTGTTGCCCGTCACGGGAGCGAGTATGTCTCGGCTTCCTGATAATATCTGATATAGAAATCCATCATCTCCGGCTGTGACAGATTGATAATTAAATGTTTTTCCTATAAATGCCATAGTTGTCTCCTTAATCCAATTCGTTTATTTTGTCTGTCAAAGAGGTCTGTAGATCTCCGAATGTGTACTCGACATATCCGTCCGAGCTGATTATCTTTCTGCTGACATATGATTCATACATATGACCATGAAGCTCGACCTTGACCGGATCATAGAACTCGAATCGTGCATCCTTGAGAGGCACTCGAACGATTATCTTGTGCGAGCTTCTCTGTGATGTCCTAATGGTGTTCACAGCTCTTGTCTCGGCATCATCCTCTTCGTTGCACTCCTGAAGAGCCCAAGCTCCTTCTTTCCAAGTCCCTCCGGATCTGTTGTTGGTTATCGTTCCGTTGGTCATCAGATACCATTGCTGTATGTTGGTATAGAGTGGAGGATATCCGTCTGTGAAGTTGTATGTTGTGACCTTCGAGATTAGCTCCTCGCTCGTGAAGGATTCTTGTGTGACCTCAACCGGCATTCCGGTGGTGATAAGTGTCTTCGTGCTTCTGTTCTCGTGCTGAATGCGAGCTGTCAATGTATCGTTGGCCTGATCAATGTCAAAGTATGTGAAGACATTAGCGAGCCTCCTCACTTGTGCTATGTAAGAGCTTATCTTGTAGATGCCTCGCTCTGTGATTGGAATCTGTGCTGTTCCTTCAAGTGTCAATCTTCTGACCTGAAGATATGGGATAACATATCGAGGATCTGAGTACCAATCGTCATCAGGATCCCATCCCTCCTGATCTCGATAGTTGATATTAATCAAGAGAGCCAATGTCCACTCGCAAGGCTGAAGAGATCCGAATCCGGTATATGCGAGCTTTCTGCCAAGAAGATAATCAATCTTCTGACATTTCATCTGCATCGTCTTATTGTCTCTTTCGATGTCTATGATGATGCCTTGCCATCCGTCAATCGTGTAGATGATATCTCCGGAAGCGACTCTTTCGTTGTTGGTTGTTACCATCTCCGAGAGGTCTGTCCATACTGATTGAACGAGCTTCCAAGAGGCTCCTTCGACAATGGCTTTCAGCTTGAATGTTTTTCTGTCTCGAACATAAAATATCATTGTCTTACCTCGTCTTATAGAATGAATAGAGATAGAGATCTCCGGAAAGATTGGTGGCTCCGGATGCCCTGACACGAAGTGTCACTATCTGATTCGCTGGAATCGAGAAGAATGCATCCACTCCGTCCTGAATGTCGATGAGGTCAATGAGATCCGTTCTCGTTCCTCCGGATGTCTCCTTCCAAGCTCCAATGCCTGATGGCATCGTGCTGACGATGAGTGTGTCGGTTGAAGAGAATGAAGCTCCAGCGAGCTCAAGATATCCAATGAGCTCTCCGTCTGCTCCAAACAGCTCAATGATTGGAGTGGTGAATGTGCCACTCACTTCGAGCCTAAATCTGCCCTCCCAAGCATTCCGGATGTCTATCCTTGCTGTCAATTGTGTGCCTGAAGTGAGATAGACATATGTGAAAGTCCTTGTGTATCTCGATGTATAGTTTCCGGTTGGCTCCGAGAAGTCTATGTCGAGAGCATCCACCACATACCATGGTGTTATGCCCTGAAAGTTGACGGAGCAAGAGAGGAAGCCTCCGGTGTCGAGCTCTCCCTTTGAAATAGATCTCAGGATGACATCCTTCTGATATTCATCTGTTCCATATGGCTGATAAACGAGCTTGATGCTCCCATCGTCATTCTGCCTTTCAGCTCGTGTCACCCATTCCATCAATGTCCTATAGTCAGCATAGGCTGTGGCTCTGTTCAAAAACGAGAGCTTCCCTGAGATAGAGCTTTGTGCTGCCAATCGTTTAATTGGCTTGTAGAAGCCATCAGCATATGAGATGTATGAAATGTTCTCATCATAGCCAAGGCCTCCCAAATCATTAAAAAACGAGCTTTTGAGCAGACAATCAATGGTCTGCCCACTCTCGTTCTTCAGCTTTATTTTTCGTACTTCCTGAGCCATCAAATGTTCCTCCTTGATGTTGAAGCTCCAAATCTTTGGTCAAATTTATCGAAGAGTGTCTCTTGTTCTGATGGTGACATACTCTGTGGATAGACATTCATCGTGTAGTTGCCGACAGATCCTCCACTCTGTTGCATCGTTGCTGTGATGATTCCAGCGAGCTTGTCGAGAGGCATTATCACCTCGGAGCCCATCTCACCCACAAGAACATTTGTCGGCTTCGTGACGATTCCTCCCTGAGCCATCCTTGACGGATTGAAGTTGATAGCTGATGAGGAGGCAGAGATGCCGACCTTTATCTTCAGCTTATCTGCAATCTTCGATGCAAGGTTGGAAGCTGTCTGCAATACTTTGCTCTCACCATTGACGATGCCTTGGTTGAAGCTGTTCATCATTTCTGTTCCAGCCGATTTCATATCATCCGGAAGGTTCTCGCTGTTGAAGAATTTGAGATATTCTCTCGCTGTTTCTCCACCCTTTTCTCCGAAGTCCTCAACAAGATCATTCAGGATCTGCAGATTCTCTTCTGTGAAGTTGTTGGAGAGATAGTTGAGATAATTGCCGAGCTCGTCCTTCAGGTTCTGATCTGTTGTTGTCTGCATCAGCTCTCGCAATGTGTTGAGGTTGTCTTCATAACGAAGCATTACCTCTGCATTGTGTCGCATGATCTCGACTCTTTCCTTGAGGGAAGTCTCGGATTGTTCTTTAATCTTTTCGTCTGTCTCGACAATGACATCGAATCTCTTCTTCTGATATTCTTGCTCTTTCTCATAGAGCTCGATTGCTGACTCAATGCCGGCTTTTGATGTGTTCTCCATTGCCTTGGAGAGCTCTGCCTCGTTTCCGGTCAGCTTCTCTGTCACATCATTGAACTCGTAGAGCTTATCATTCGCCTTCTCATAAGCCTCGGTATGAGTGCCGAGCTGTGTCTCGACCTCGGCAAGCTGTTCCTTCAGTTTTGCAAGGCCTCCGGCATAGTTTTGATATGTTCTGCCAGCGATCTGTTCCTCGAGCTCGTGCTTCTTGGCAACAAGCTCCATTATCTTGTCGAGCTCGTATTGAGCTTCAGCATATGCGAGCACAGCCTCTCTGATGTGGTTCAGCTCTGTTCTGTTCTGCTGGAGAGCTCCGGTCTGCTTGTTTATCGTCAACACTTCGGAGCCGACAGCATCATTGAGAGCCTTGACCTCTCTCGCCATCTGTTGCTGAAGTTTGCTCGTGTCTTTTCCATATCTGTTGCCTTCAAGGATTTCGTCATTGAGCTTGTTGATGGATCTAAAACGAGCATCGAGAACAGCCACTTCGTTCTTGTTTGCTCTTGTGCTCTTATCAAGGTTCTTCAGATATTGCTCTGTATCCTTTGCGAGCTGTTTGGTAGCAACATCGACTCCATCAAGATTCTCGAGCCATTTCTGAATCTCCTTCATCGCCTCTTGCATCACTTTAGAGACGAGCTTCACAGCTTCGTTCATGGCTGCGAAACCGAGTGATGTCAGGGAAAGACCATTCTGAAGTTTGGCAAGAGTGCCTTCAAATGTTGCTTCCTCTGATCCAAAATCTCCCATTCCACCTGAAGCATCTTTTGATGCATCAGCGAAAGTCTGCATTCCGGAGGATGCTTGTTCCATCTCTTGCTTGATGGCATTGGCCTTTCCGACAGCCTCGTCCATCTGCTGATTGTTCTGCTCAAGAGCATCCCTTGTGTCATCGACCTTCTGCTTGATCTCTTGCCACTTTTCCGGCTGTGTTTGATAATCAGTATTTGAGAGCTGTGTTGTGTATTCTCCGAAAGCTGTCGAGAGATCATCGTGCTCTTTGGCGAGCTTGTCTATCTCTTCTCGAACATCAATGAGCTTTGCCTCGCTATCCTTGAAATTGTCGAATTGCTCCTGATAGTATTTCAGCTTCTTTTCAGCTTGATCTGTGCTCTTGGCGATCTCTTTGAATTGCTCTTCTGTTATCTCGCCATTCCGGAACTTCATCTCTGCCGATGAAAGTCCCTTCCGAAGTATATCGACCTCTTTTGTGCATGATTCCACTATGCCTCCAAGAGTGTCAAACTTCTTCTGTAACAGCTCGACATTCTTCGGATCTGTCTTCAGGCTTTTGTTAAGAGCGACAAGATCGCTCTCCAGCTCCTTGGTCTTTTTGGATGCTTCATTGAGAGCATTGTATAGAGGAGTTGTGTCTCCTCCGATCTGTATCTGAATGCCCTTTACATTTTCACTTGTTGCCATTGTTTCTCCTTATTGGAAAAATGCTTTGATGTCATCTTGTGTGGCCTCATATACTCTGTCTTCTTCAGGAGTGTACTCCATGAGGACATCCAAGATCTGTCCTATCGTCATCGTTTCAAAAAATCCCACAGAAAGCCCTCGAGACAACGCAGAGGCAATAAACATATGTGAAGTGAGCTCCCTTGTCCTATTCTTTGAGCCTCTGTGGGAAACTAATTTTTTATGTCAGATTTCGTGACCATATTGGCAAGGAACAGATTGATGTTTTCTGTGTAGAGCTCCACCATCGGAAGCTCTTCCAAGCTGTCCACCCACTCATTGAATGGAGGAAAGCTCTTGTCTCCGGTTCTCGCCATAGTCCACAACATTTTGAGAAGAGTGACAGAAGGAATCTTGTTGAACTCGATGCCATCTTTTCCCATAGCATCAAGAAGCTCTCCCTTGGCTTTGAACATATCCTCTCCGAACTCCTCCTGATATATCAAGAGATTCATCGCTGTTGCTTTCAGCAGAATCTCCTTGTCTCCGATTTTGATTGTCTTTTCCATTTCAGTCTCCTTGTTGTGAAAAAAAGGAGAGGATCTCTCCTCTCCTTGTCTTGCTTATAGATCCGGCACCTGAATTGTTGTGTCCCAAGCATTAACAATAGTGTCTGGTGTCTCTTCTGTTGTGTATGCTCTGACATATCCAGTATCAACAGCTCCGGTGCATGATATGTCGAGTGTTGCTGTCTGTACCTCGACAGATTCCTCTTTGGTGTTAGCTGACAGATCTGCTCTGCCTACACTTACATTGTAGAGGACATACTTTCTGCTTGATACATCGTTCTGTATCTCGAAAGTCATTGCGAACTGCTTTGGCTGAACATTAGATGATTCAACAAGCAGATTGTTTGTATCTTTTTCATAGCCAAGAATGTCTGTAGCGAACTTGTCGGTTACCATAGCGATGACCATGTTGCCATCATAACTTCCATTGCCAGCGATGACATAATATCTGATATCGTCAGCGTAGAAGACATTCTCATCTCCGGATGGAGAAAGAGAAAGGCTTACAGCTCCTGGAAGAGCGAATGGTGTGCCATATGTAACAGCATTGTTCTCTCCGATAGTTATTGGTGCTATGTGAACATTCTTGAGGCCGAACTGAACTTTTGCCATAATTTACCTCTCAAAAATTGTATATACGATTTGAAACAATTCCTCTGAATCAATGAAGGATTCTGTCTTGTCATAGAGGAATCCTCCGTTGTCGAGTGCATCCTCGACAGCTTCCTCGGTTTCCGGTTCTTTCTTGCTTGTGTAGAGGATTACTGAATAGCGATCTCGCTTTGAGTACACTCTGTCATCGGCATCGAAGTTTGAAGAATATGACACTTGGAAAATGATGTATGGAGGATCTTGTGGCTCCCTGAAGAAAGCATATGCAGATGGTATGTTGAGCCCTGACAGAGCTTCGTATAGATTAGTCAGCATCTTTGATTGCCTCCTTTACTTTCTCCACAAATATCCTTCCCCCAGCCTCCCAAGTCGGCATAACATGAGGCTTGCCTTCTACGAATCCATAGCTCTCCGGAGAGAGTGTCTTGGTTTCATAGAGGATGCCTCCTCTCCTCTTGGAAGTCTTGAGCTTCTCCCTCTTGCCATCGCTTGTCTTCACCTTGGCATTCCATTGGTTCCTTGATTGGTGACCCCATTCAAGAAGATGTATTCTCTGCCAATGGTCTCTGTTGAAGACAGCATTTCTCTGCTCAAGAGGAGATTCATAGACGATTGTCCAATCCCATGAACGAGCATAGTCGCCATCTTGCTTTGGTGATTTCTCCATCAGCATCTGCTTCAGCTCCTCAGCTGTGTCATCCGTTGCGATCTTGATGTTCTCGATGACTTCGGAACAATAGACCGAGAAGATGTCCTCCACAGCCTTGTGAAGCTCATCAGCCTTGATGTCATATCGAGTTGCACTCCTCTTGTTTTTAGTGATTGAGATGCTCATTCGTTCCTCCCAAGCTTTCGCTGTGTGTAGAGCTCCGTCACATCGTCCTCTCGGTCATAGACTCGATAGATGATGTATCTCTGCCCTTCGAACTCGCAAGCCTCTTCTCCGTCATAGTCATCGAAGAAGACCTCGAATCGCTTCGTTGGATTGATGCCGATTGTCCTTGCCTGAAAGAACTCGTTTTGATTGATTGGCAAGACAGAACAGAAGACCTCTCTCGAGGTCTCTGTCACTATCTGATTCCCAATTGAATCCGTTGTAATTGTTTCTTTGATTAGTGTAAGAACTCCGTCTCTCATTCTCACTCACTCCAATCTGTGAAGCCATCTGCTATCCTGAGACGAGATTTGATGGCTGTGTAGCTTGCCATCAATTTGTCATGCTCTTCTGGGATAGTTCTGTTGAAATTGGCTTTCGTGTAGAGAGACACAGCTTGAATGACTAATGGATCAAGGCTCGCAGAATCGAGATGTGCTGATAGTATTCCAGCAAGACCGAGATCTTGTATGGCTGAATCTATGAGCATTGATATTTCGTCATCGTATTTGTTGGTTGTGACTCTTAACGAGATCTTGATTAAGTCGATAAGCATTTGATTAGTCCTTCTTTGTTGCTTTTTTCTTTGCCTTTTTAGGCTCTGCCTTTGGCTTCTCCTCGATTGCCTTGGCAAGACCACAAGCGATCATCTGCTGTGCTGTCTTGTCATCGGTTGAGAGAAGCTGTCCGGTTGGTAATATTACTTTCATAGGTTAAGCTTGTGCAGAGACTACGCAGAAAGCTCCGTCTCTTACAACACCCACTCCGACATACATTCTTCCGAGGATGCCGACCATGTCTGCTGATGTGAGAGCGAGAGATGTATCATCAATCTTGAACTCAACCTCCTGACCATTTGGTAAGTTTGCATGTGTTCCATCTCTGAGAGAGCCCACAATTGCTCTGACTCC